ACAGGCGTTCGCTGCATCATTCAGCAGCGGTTGCACGAAGAGGACTTGACCGGCCACATCCTGGCCACGGACGCGGAAGAGTGGGAAGTCCTCATCATCCGCGAGGAGTACGAGCACCCCAAGCCCACAGACCCAGACTGCCGGCCAACTTCACTCGGCTGGACTGACCCGCGCACGGTTGAGGGTGAGCTATTCTTCCCGGCCCGTTTCCCGTTGAAGGTTCTGGAGTCAGAAAAGCGCCGTCTCGGCTCTGCCGGTTATGCTGGCCAGCACCAGCAGCGCCCGACACCAGCCGCGGGCCTGATCTTCCTGAAGGGTTTCGTGCGGACGTTCGTCCTGGCTGAGACACAGCGCAAGATGGCAGAGCGCGACAACAAAGGCCAGCCGGTCTGGAAGTACAAGCGCATCATCCTGTCGGGTGACACGGCGTTCAAAGAGAAGGAAGAGAACGACTTCTCGGTTGTGCTGGCCGTAGGAGAACGTGCTGAGGGCTACGACCTGCTCGACCGCTGGAAGGACAAAGCTGGGTATCCCGAACTCAAACTGCGCGTGAAGGCGCTGAATGCCCAGTGGCGCCCGCAAGCGTTCCTGATCGAAGACAAGGCCAGCGGTCAGAGTCTCTTGCAAGAGCTACGGCTCGAGTCCTCAATCCCTATCGTCCCGATCAAAGTTGACACCGACAAAGTGAGCCGCGCTCATGCCGTCGTGCCCACATGGGAGGCTGGCAACGTGTTCGTTGACCCGTCTTTGCCGTGGGTGGCTGACTTCCTGGACAACATGTACGGCTTCCCGAAGATGGCCCATGACGACGATGTGGACGCTTTCACCCAGGCGCTGAACTACCTGCATCACGGTTTTGAAGGTCAAGGGGTCGTAGATTATTACACTCAACTCGCCGCGAAGATGGTTGCAGAGGGAAAAACGGGCTAAACTGTTGCAGATGAGGTACAGTCTGTGGCAGAAAAGACACAACCAGAGCTAGACATTCCCAAAGACATCGCCCGGCGTCTGGATCGCTACGCGGCTGAACTCGGCAAAGAGTACCTCTTCCCCGTTTCCCGGCAACAAGCTTGGGAGCGGCTGGCGAGGACATTCCTACCACATGAAGGTACGGCCAATGCCTCCTAAAGCTGCTCCCTTGTCCCACGGCGCTATCGGCGCGGGCGCGAAGTTGCTCCCCATCGAACTCGACATGCTGGCCGCCGCAACAGGCCAGACCCGGCAACAGCTTGACAACGGCTGGTTTTCACCGGGCCAACCGATGGAGCCGCAAGCTCCTGAGTCGGTGCGCGGTCGCCAGTTCGATTACCCGTTTGCCGTCAACACCAGCCCGCGGCCTCGTGGCGAAGCTGGGGAGCGGAACATTGACTTCCCCACCTTGCGGCGCATGGCTGACCCTGCCCAGGGCGGCTTAGACCTCATCCGGCTTGCTGTCGAGACCTGCAAAGACAAGATGGCCGGTCAGAAGTGGCAGATCATGGGCCGCGACGGCAAGGACGGCGGCGACAAGGCAAAGCGCGCCATGGACCTGCTGGCCGAGCCTGACGGCGTGAATGACTTCCTGTCGTGGCAACGGCTGATCTTTGAGGACCATTACGTCATCGACCAGCCCGCCATCTACTTGCGCCCCACCACCAAGGGCCTCTTCCTGCCTGAGATCGTTGACGGTGGCACCCTCAAGCGCATCGTCTCTGACCGTGGGCGCGTCCCTCTGCCACCGCTGCCAGCCTACGGGCAAGCCCTCAAGGGCATGGCGGCTGTCGAGTACACCGTAGACGAGATGATCGTCAGGGCTTACAACCTTCGCCCGAATCGCATCTACGGCATGAGCCCGGTTGAGCAGGTCATCAACATCGTGAACCTGTCACTTCGCCGGCTGCTCCACCAGACGGAGTTCTACACCGACGGCACGATTCCCGATGCGCTGCTCGAAGCACCGCCGGGGATGAACCCTGACCAGGTGATTGACTTCCAGAACTCTTGGGACATCGTCATGACCGGCCAGACGGCTACCCGTCGTCATGGCAAGTGGGTTCCGAACGGCACCAAGTACCAGGCCACCAAAGAGCCGAGCCTGAATGACCCGATTGACGAGTGGCTGGCGCGCATCATCTGCTGGTGCTTCTCAATCAGCCCACAGGCGCTCGTCAAGGCAGTCAACCGGGCCACGGCTCAGACAGCCAAGGAGACGGCACAAGAGGAAGGCATCGAGCCGCGCAAGCTGTGGTTCAAGAGCCTGATGGACGCTATTCTTCGCCGTTGCTACGGCATGGGCGATCTGCAGTTCGCCTGGCAGGACGAAGAGATTACAGACCCGCTCATCAAAGCGCAGGTCTATCAGATCGCACTTGGGGGCGGCGGTTCCAAGCCGTGGATGACGCCTGACGAAGTGCGCGATATGGGCTATGGGATGGACCCGCTGTCGGATGAGCAGAAAGACGAGCTCTCCCCGCCTCCACCTGTAGCACCGACGTTGCCGGGAGCAAACCAACCCGGCGGCAAACCGGGGGCGGTTGACGAGTCGGCCTCCCAGCCACCCCCGGCAATCAAACCCGGCAAGAAAGCGCCCGCGGCCAAAACTGGCGCGGTTCAAAAAAAAAAGCGTTCGGATACCCTGACGCCCATTGACCGTGAGCGTCCAGCCGTAGTCAAGGCCCGCAAGGCGCTCACCGGCATCATGCGGAAGTCGTTCGCCGCACAGAAGAAAGCGGCCGTCAAGATTGCCGCCGATGTGCTGGGCAAGGTTGCCAAGGCCACCAACAGCGACCCGTTCAAGAACATCATCAATCTCGCCGCGCTGTCGAAGCTCGAAGGCGACATCGATGATGTTCTTGAGGCTATGGCGCTCGACGGCGCCAGCGAAGGCCTGGACCAAGTCGCTCACCTTTTCAGCAGCCCAACCGGGGAAGAGTTCGACACTGCGCTTGATTCGATGCTGTCTCAAGCCAACGAGAAGGCCATCGCCTGGGCGAAGGATCACGCCGCCGATCTGGTGACACAGATCAACGAGACTACCCGCGCCGGCCTGAATGAGTTGGTCGATGCGGCGCTCAAGACAGGTGTCACCAGCGACGAACTGGCCGAGTCGATTCAGGACTACACCGGCTTTAGTGACTATCGCGTGGACATGATTGCCCGAACCGAGGTCAACATTGCTGACCGTGTAGGGAACATCCAAGGGTGGACGGAAAGCGGCGTCGTGAAGGGTAGACGGTGGATTGCGGACGCGAACTGCTGCCCAGAGTGCGCCGTCCTCAACGGAACTGTCGTGGGGCTCGATGAGTGCTTTGACGGTGAGGACTTCCCCGGCGAAGGTATCCACCCAAACGACAGGTGCACGGAAACCGCCGAGGTCATGACCCAAGAGGAAATCGACGCCGCCACGGAAGGCGACCAATAACCGGGCTACACCAGCCCAACTGGAGGAACCATGGCGGTTGCAACGACCAACATGCTCGGCCCGGCGGCGGGCTGCATTCACATCAACGGCACCGATTACAAGCCGACGAACGGCGTCTACGTCATCCCGACCGCGCTTGTCGGCCTGGCAGAGCAAAGCGGGCTGGAGATCGTCAACGCCAAGAGCGCGGCTGGCGCTCCCACTGTTGCCAACATCCCCGCTGGGGTGTCCGAAGTCTGGAAGAACACCGGCGACGGAACGGTGAAGCTGTACTACAACGACGGCGGGACACTGAAGAGCGTCACACTGTCCTAATCGCAAGGAGGGCCAATGATTACGCTGATTCGGGACGGTTCCTGTCCGCTTCACATGTGCTCTGGCACTGGCCACACGGTCTGCAACAAGACGTATGACTGGGTCGAAGCCTTCACCGCAGCCGTGAACCGCCTCATGATGAACCACGCGCTCGACATCCCGGTAAACCATCGGGAAGAAATCGCGGGATTATTGGCACTCGCGCCAACGACCTCCGAACCTTGAGCCTTTTTGGCTCATATAATCACCACACGCGAGTCTCCTGAATGCTGATTTTTCTTACCCCGCTGAATCTGGCGGGGTTTTCCTTGCCCTTTTCCGCTCTATACTGTGTCTGTTTAGCCACAAGCTGAGGCAAAAAGAGGACACATGGCGAAGGCTCGGATGTTCGGCCAGATCACCAAAGTTGAGGACATGGGCGACGGAACCCGCATGGTTTCCGGCATCGCCAGCACCCC